GAGCTGCAGTCTCGGGGAGTGTCAACTTGTCGTCCTGTTCTCAAGTGAGTAGGCGGGATGCACAGCGAGCAGAGCGGCGGACACTCCGCTTACGAGCTGCGCATCCCGCCTACGATCTTTCAGCTCAGCGAGGCTCGGGCCATTGCTCCTTCGTCAACGGCGTGTAGTTGTACTGCAGTGTGCTGATCGGGCGCCCCTCGCGCCATGCGTTCCACGCCTTGAGTGCGACTGCGACCCACTTAAAGTCAGGGCCAGCCTTGCGCCCTCGATTGCGGTCACGTTCGTTCTCGCAGTAGCGGCGCAGGGCCAGAATCGCAGAGCCCTCTTCGAGCATCGCCCCGGTGCGGAGGTTCTCGAAGAATAGTGCGCACTCTCTCGCATCGACTTGATTGAGACGCCACGTCACGCCGATCGCTGGGCCAGGCCGTAGCTTGAGCGTGCGCACTGTGCCCCGAATCTGGAGCTGTGCGTCTCGAATGTCTGAGTGCGCATCGTAGAACTGCAAGAGCTGCGGGATCGAAGGGCGAGCTGCATCGTTGCGGTAGTGCGCATACCCGGTGATCTCCGCATAGTTGATGCGAGCGGCCCAACCGATGCCCGAAGCGAGCGCGTGCTGATCGCTCTCGCCTCGCAAGTGCAGTGCGTCACCGAGCTTGCGAGACAGCGTGTCGTCCATCACGTCTTGATTCGCTCGTGGCACATTGCGCAGCACGAGCACTTGTATCGCCTTGCCGACTGCGCCGCATGCAGCGAGTCTGTGCTGCCCGTTGAGCAGCACCCCGTCTAGGTCGAAGACGATTGCGTCGCCCGTCAGACGCCACTCACCTCGATCGATGATGCCTGCGAGATGCGTCACTCTCGAAGATCGCAGACTGCGATTGCGAGTGTTCTGCTCGTCAAGTATCTCGATCGCCTTCTCGGGCTTAATGACCTCGATGCGCACAGTCGGCTTGATCACCTTGCCGTTCGTGAGCACATCGTCAATGTCTTGTGTCGCTTGTCCTGTTCTCGTTGCCATCTGTCTATGCAGCTCCAATCTCATCGTTTATGGCGTGGGCTTGAGCGAGCTTCTCTCGCACGTCACGGAAGAGTGACAGTCGCATCTCTTCTCGGGTCGGCGTCTCGTCGCGCGTCATCTGATAGTCCTGCGGGTAGATATAGCGGCGAGAGCCGACTTGCCCGATGTGGTCGATGGTGTCGTGACGCTCTGCTGTGCATCTCCCACAGCGAAGCGACAGACGCCAGCCGAACATCGGGACACCGAGGTTGTCGGGATAAAACTCATCCCATGCGTGGCCGTATGTGCGGCATCTCAGCATCGCTTGATCGATGCCAACACGATCGCCACCCACGATTGCGGTTGTTCTCTTGCGTGGCACTGCACCACCCTTCGCCTGTTCTCTGTCATGCGCTGCTCGTCAGCGCACGAGCGCGAATGTTAGCGCTTGCGCATCGCTGTGCAACTGTTACGACGAGGGCTCGCAGCGTCGCCCCGAGAACAGGCGAGTGAACCCCGGCGACGCTGCGAGCCCAGCAGGAAGTCGGGGGCCGACCCGACAAGACGGGAAGCGTACCGCTGAGCTGGGTAGAGTGCTGACATGCCGCTCGGTCTTCGCCCTCTTGTCGTCATCGCAGCGGGCATCGCAGCGCTCGTGCTCGCATTCGTCGTGCTGCTCGGTCACCCGCATAACCAGCTCGACCTGCTCGCCTGGATCGGCGTCGCCAGCGGTGTTGGGCTGATTGTCCTAGTTGCACCTTTTGAGACTCGATGACGAGCGAGTGGGATCGAGAGGCGCAGTACCGCAAGGCGGTGCCCGAGCACTACCCGACTGAGCACGGGCACTTCGAGCCCTGGCCGATTCAGGACTTCAAGACGGAGCGCTCGGAGGGACGACATCGCCCTCAGCATCGTCGTCGTCGGCTGTCTTGGCTGTTTCGTCGCTCGACTCGCTGATCGGGTTCTGCTGACCGACCTTGTAGCCGAGATAAGAGCCGAGCACGCCGATGATGCCGCCGAATCCCATCACGAGCACTTGCGTCGCGTTCGATGAGAGCCCCGGCCCCTCTGACGTGATGGCGTCATACAAGACGCCGAAGGTGATGAGATTGAGCGCAGTCGCAATACCGATCGCCAGATAGATTGCGACCCAATCTCGCCCCGGCCTACTCATTGCGGCGCCGGAAATGGTCAGCGACAGCTTCGGGCGGGACGATCCCGACAAGGATCAATCCCGCCACCCACTGCACTGCACTCGCATGCTGCACGAGCGCATCGATGATGACTGCGACGCCCAGCAGAAACGAGCTGACTCGAAACGTGACTACGTGACTGGAGCTGTCCACGTCGCAGCCCACGTCTGCGGCCCGCATAGACCGTCAGCGCTCAAGCCCTTCTCTTGCTGAAACTGACGACAGATGCTCTCGCTTGATGGGCCGTACATGCCGTCCACGCCTATCCCCCAACCGCGTGCGGCCATCTGAGCTTGCCAAGTGCTGACGTTCGCTTGATCCACTCCGCCGTAGTAGCCGGAATGACAAAGTGGGTCGCTTGAGGGTTGGCCGAGGTAGTCGCTGGGACCGTAGGGCCAGGCCGGTCCCGACCCTGACGGGGGGGCAGGCGTCGGCGCGGGCGGCGTAGGGGCGGGAGCTGCACCGCCCTTCGCCATCGAGATCACTTGATCCCAAGGGAAGTTAGGGCCGGGGTCGGTGTGCCCGCCTCCCCACGATCCGAGATCGCCGTGACCGCAGACGCCCGCTGAGCTGCCCTGCGCCTGTGACGGCGAGAGCTTCACGATCGGGATGCCGAATGCAGCGGCCTCTTCTGCGATCCAAGCTGCGCAGTTGGCGAGCATGTTCGCTTGCTGCTGCCACGTCGCAGCGCTCCAGCCCATCGCAGCTCCCGAGGGAGTGCATAGCTCTGTCTGCACTGCGACAGGGTTCGCGTTCGCTGCCGTCCACGCCTTAGCGCTTCGAGCGACATACTCGCCCACGGTGCCTGCGGTGTTGTCGATGCCAGTGTGCGAGCTGACGCCCGAGCTGGTGTTACCGAAGAAGCTGCCAAGCGACTGATATGACTGCGCTCCTTCGCTCGTGTGGATCACGATCAGTCGCACCTTCGAGCCGCCCCGGCCCGATTGATTAGGTGAGGGGATTGAGACGCGCTTGAGCGCCATGCTTATTCCTCCGGTGTCGTGGGTGGGTGAGTGGGCTCGTCGGGCTGCGGGGTGGTGGGCTCAGGGTCGGGTGATGTCGTCATGTCAGTCATGCTCCTTTCGGTGTCCCGTCTTCGTTGAAGTACAACCCGGCGACGACGGGCCACATCGCCTGGGTGAGCGAGAGCAAGTCAGCGTCAGTGATCTTGCTTTGATCGATCGTGCCGTCGCCGTTGTCGGCCTTGTCGCCAATGCCGGGACCGGCAGCCGAGAGACGAGTGAATGCATTAGTGATGTTGCCGTCACCCATCAAGCAGGCGTCAGCTACAGACACCCACGCGGGGCGAGCGTCGTCCTTAAATGTCTCGGCCTGCTGCACGCACGCAGCTCTCTGACGACCGTTGAAGGTGTTATCAAACGTGAGCTGATCGATTGCTTGGTAACTCATGTCTCTCCTTACGTTGAGCCGATGTCTTCGACAAGCAGGCGCACGGTGTTCGGGTTATAGGTGACGCTCGCCCCAGCCGGATTGCCCGAGACTGCAGAAATGCCCATGTTGTGCTGAGCGCCGTCACCATCGAGGATCTGAAAGGCCGAGCACGCCGTCCAGACGTTGCCCGTATTGGTGAACGATCCCTGGATCTGCGTGTCGGCCCCGTCGAGACGCGAGCGGCTCTGATTGTTGACGCCGGTCGCAGAGCCGCTGCCGAACCACGAAGCGAACCACGAGAGCTTGTACTTGCGCCCGACCACCGTTTGAAAGTTCATCGAGAAGACGAGCACGACTGTCGCACCCACGACGACTGCGCTCGCAGGGCCGGTCGCAGTCGCGACGAAGCCTCTCGGGTAGCTGCCCGTGCCAGCGACGGGCGGGATCGGCAGCCCGCCCGGTCGTCTGTCAACGATGTTGCCTGCTGTGATCGAAGCGCTCCCGCCCGGCACGTAGATCTGAGCAAGCGCTGCTGCGCCAGCAGGGACAGCGGGCGGCGTCGGAGTCGCTGCTGCGACGCCAGTCACCGTCGTAAAGATGAAGTCATTATTTGCGCCCGCATCGAGGTCGTTGCCTCGCGGTTGACAGATGATGAGGTCGTATCGGTTCGAGCCCGATGCGGGTGCGCCTGCGAGCGTGACTTGCTCGATTGCGTCTGAGACGCACAGCGTCGAGCCGGTCGCATTCTGAGTCGGCACTGCGACAGTGCCGGGAGCGATGTTGACCGTCATGCCCGAGGCCAGCGTCACGAGACAGCCCGTCGAAGCAGCGTTAGGCCATAGCGCCCCCATCAAGCGACGATCGACTGAGGCTGCGTACGACCCTGCCTGCAACCAGAGCGGCGTGTATCGAGTCATCTCATCTCCTTACGAGCGCGTCGATGTCGCGCTGCGATTGGGTAAAGAACTTCGCCAACTGAGCTGCGGGTCGCCCGAGCACGAGCGTCACGTCCTCTTCGCCGTCGTCGCCAATATCGAACGTGAAGCCGAGCACTCGCACAGTCGTGTTGACGTTGAGTCGCCCCGTCTTGACGATGAGCGGCACTGTGTCGCCCATATTCGGGTAGCCGTAGTGGTAGGCATCGGGGCGCATCGTCACCGTGTAGCTCGGCACGAGCAGCCCTGACAGATTGAGATCGCCCGCAGCTTGATCGCTGAGCGTGCCCGAGAGCGTCACGTCTGCTGCGTTCTCGCCGTCCATCCAGAGCCCCACCGGATTCACGTCGATGTTATTGGCGTCGCTGTTCCATATCTCAGCGAACACTTGCGCTGCGTTCGGATCGCTCGATTGATTGTTCCCGAGGACTCGCACATAGTTCGCATACTCGGTGCTGTCCACTGTGCGAGTGAGCCCTGAGATCGTGGAGCCCCACATCAGGGCAACATCGGTGCGAGTCACGCCCTGCGCTGGGTAATAGAGAGCGAGCTGATCGATCAGCCCATCAGCGAGCGGGATCACAGCGAAGTCGAAGCCGTTGATGACAGCAGCGAGATCGCTGATCGTCGGCATGATGACGGTCGAGCCGAGGTACGTTCGTGTCCTGAGCTGACCAGACGCAGCTCGTGGCGTGCCATCTGGATTGACAGCAGCGACGGTCGTGAGCGGCTGCCAAGCTCCCGGCGAGAAGCTCGTGCCTGAGCTGCTGTGCGTCGTCGTGCCCAACGTGAGCAGGTCTTGCACGATGCTGTCCTGATCACGATTGGTCACTGCGTACTGGTTCGCCGTCAGGATGCGCCGATTCATCAAAGCGAAGTAGTCGTGACACGTGAAGTTGGTTGTGCTGCTCTCAGCGGTCACTTCGTCCTCTGAGTGATCGATCAGCCCTCGAAACATGGCGACATCACGCCCGAGCGAGTCAGACCAGCGCCAGGCGATCACGTCTGTCGCCAGCTCTTGAGCGAGCTGCGCCTGCGATGAGCTGCCATCGAGGGTGAAGATCAGTTGGGCGGGTGCGTTCCACGCCTGCGTGAGCTGACGACTGCGGGCGTCTGACAGCTCTGCGAGCATCGTCACTTGCCACGGCGTCGGCGCAAAGGCACGACGATGCAACGTGAAGCGCCAGCGACCCCGACCGTCAGGGACGGGCGTCACGTGAGATACCCGTCATTCCACGAAGCGACTGCTTGCGTGTTGCCGCTGGTCGAGCTGCCGCTCAGACTCATGATCACGATCTGCGGCTCGGGCGGCACGTACGGCCAGACAGATTGCGACCAATCGACAGAGCTGAGCACGCTCTGCCCGCCCATCATGACGGTGTGACGCTCGGAGTCGATCTCGACCCACTGCCCAGCGTTGACGATGAAGCTCGCTTGAAAGGTGAAGTACGAATATGCCCCGCCCGGCCCTCGCTGGAAGACGAGCTGCGGCTTGGTGATCGGGCCGTAAATATCGACCTTCGGTCGCGCTCCCACGTCGCCGGGCGTAGACAGCTCGACAGTCGAGGGCGCACCCGAGCCGGGCGGGTAGATCCGATCAAAGGTCAGGTTGTAGATCCGGCCGGGCGCAGTCGCAGAACCGCTCCAGGCCGTCTTGGTTTGCCCCACAGGGTCACGCACGAGCGGATCAGGGGCTACCCATGAGAGCTGCAGATCGCGCTCGTAGGGGCCGGATATGGGCCAGTCGTACCCGGCCGCTCGCAGCGTGATCATGCGCTCTGGCGTGCCGGGGCGATCGAGTATGTAGTGCAGCACCGGGCGAGCTGACGGCACAAGGTACTTCCCGAAGCTCGAAGCGACTGCATCGACTTGCGCCCCGGCCCCGAGCAGCGCAGTGATGTTCGCTGTCACAGCTCGTGAGCCCATCAATCGAGTGCGATCGTCTGCGCCGTCCATGTCGGGCTTGTTTGTCGTGACCTCTCGCACTGACGGGAAGCCGAGATCAAGCTCGGTGCAGAAGTAGCCCGCGCTCTCGTCTTCGAGCGGCAGCGTGACTGTGCCGTCGCCGTAGAGATCGAGCCACGCAGTACGAATGCAGACCATCACATGCCTCTTGTCTTGACGAGCCACGCTGTGCGACGCATGAGCAGATCGACATCAACGCCCTGGTTGAACGTCGCTGATTGAATGACGAGCGCCGGACCTCTGCGAGCTGTCACTGAGTCAGGAGCGGGCGAGATCACTTCGCCGGGGTGCACGTACACGATGCCCTCGCCGGTGATCAAACCACCCTGCGCCAGTCTCGGGATCTTCGGCATCGAGAAGCCGTCGCCGCCGAGGCCAGGCACCCAGCCGGGGATCTTGAAGCTCAGCGAGCCGACTGTGCTGTTCCAGATGCTCGCAATGCCGTCGAAGGCCCCTCGTATCGGGCCAGTGATCGAGCCTGCGATACCCACGAACGTGTTTGCGATCCCGCCTGCAGCAGACGAGAAGAATCCTGCGATCTGGCCTGCTGCGCCGCTGATCCAGCCGATTGCTGACGAGATCGGGCTCGTCAAAGCGCCATATATGCTGCTCCAGATGCGCTCGATTGAGCCGAGTACTGACGAGAAGGTGCTCGTGATGCTGCCCCAGTTCTGCACTATCCAGCGTATTGCCAGGCCGATCGGGCCAGTCAGGATGGCGAGCAATAGCGGCCAGTTGGCGGCGATCCAGTGGTACACGACTTGTATACCGGACCATATTTGATTCCAGTACTTGTAAATGAGCGCCGCTGCCAGGGCGATCGGCCCCAATAGGATGCCCAGCAATAGAGGCCAGTTGGCTTTAATCCAGTTCCACACGTCGATTGCTATTGCCTTGATGCCACCCCATATCGTTGACCAGTTCTTGTATAGGACGATGGCGATGGCGACGAGCGCAGCGACGGCCAGCACGACGAGGCCGACAGTCGCCAGCAGCGGCAGCCCTGCTGCGTCTGCTGCGATCTCTGCGCCCGTCATGCCCTCAGTTGCGACCGTTGCTGCCTCTTGCGTCGTCGTGAAGATCTTGAGCACGCTCTGCGTCGCAGTGATCGCCCCGCCGAGCCCTGCCATGACTGAGCCTGCTGCTGTGATCGCAGGGCCGTACTTCTGGCCCAGCTCTGCGGCTGCGTCATCGAAGTGCGCTCGCAGGGCTGCGATCTTCCCGCCGAACGTGTCTGCTGCTGCTGACGCTTGCCCCTTGAGCTTCTGCCCGAGAATATCGACCGCTTGCCCGCCCGAGTTAGCTGACTTGGTGGCAACGTCTTGCGCGGTGGCGAGCTTCTTGTGCGCTTCGCCTGCCTTCGTCGTGGCGTTGATGACGGCCTGCTGCGCATTCTTGAGCTGGATCTGCTGCCCGATCGTGAGCTTCGTGCGGCCCTGGTTGACTAGCTCGATGTCAGCAAGCGACTTCTTGGCTCGTGCGAGGTTGTCGTCTGCTGACTGCGACTGCTTCTGAGCTGTCGTGAGCGCGGTCGTCGCCTGCTTGCTCGTTTCGAGCGTGACGCCAAACTCCTTGAGCACCTTCGTGTTCCCGTTGTACGCCTTGCCGAGCGCAGTCGCAGCCGTGACGAGATCCTCGTGCTTCGCAGCGGCGAGATCGCTCGCAGTGCCGAGATATTCGAGAGCTTTGGCCGGATCGTTGGTGGCCTGCGTGAGCACTCGCAGTGCGTCTTGAGTCGTGTTGGCGGTGTTGCCAAACTTCTCCTGCTTCTTGATTGCTTCGTCAACCTGCTTGCCGTAGTCGTCATACGACCGGCCCGTCGCCTCGACTGCAGCTTGCAACTGCTGGTGCGCTGCTTGATCCTTCGAGCCGAGAGCTGACAGCCCGACCCCGATGCCAGCCAGGGCGCCGCCCACGCCCATCATGGCTGGCCCGATGTCCTTTGCGTGCTTCGTCACTGAGTCGAGCGCAGTGTCTACGCCTGCGAGCGCGTCACCAAACGGCCCGAGCACGCCCGTCTTGTTGATCGCTGCGAGCGTGCCAGAGAAGGCGTCGTGCAATCCCTTCGCTGCGCTGCTGCCCTTCGTCTGTGCGTCCTTGAAGGAGTCAGTGAGGTTCTTGAGGTTGCCGAGTATGCGTACGACGACGGTGGGGCCGGATGCCATGCCCTTACCTCACTGGCAGCTTCGTCTTCGCTGCCTGCTTATTGATCGCCTCCGCTTCGAGCTGCATGTGACGCACCATCGCTGCGAACATCTCATCGGCCAGCTCGTCAACCTCAAGCGGCGTCATTCGGTAGTAGGCGCAGAAGGCAGCAAGTGCTTCGGCACGCTGCCGTTCGTAGGGTCCGCCTCAGCGATCACCACCTCAACGTCGTACGCATGCATCCACAGCGATGTCACGTCTCGATTCGGGTACGCCTTGATGAGCGCTCGAAAAGCGATCAGACGCGGGGGCTGGTTCTGGATCAGCTCCCCGAACGGCTGATCGGGCTCAAGACGTGCGAGCGTGTCGATGATGCGCTGCGATGGCAGCCGGGCGATGAATGCTTGCGTGCAGCTCACTTCGAGCGGCAGCTCTTCTGTCTCGTCAGTCATGTACTCCCTCCGGGGATGGTTGGCTGTTCGTCCACGCAAAGTTGTCGTATGCCTTCTGCATGGCGTCCTCGTAAGCGGGCTGCGCTGACGACTGCAGAGCACGAGCTGCGGGCCAGAGGAAGCGCCCCCCAGCCTCGAAGGTGCGCTGAGATGTGTGAGGCCGATTGCGCTTGCCGCCAAACTCGATCCAGCCTGCATACGCAGGGCCGGTCTTGCGCCCGACTCTGATCGTCGCACCCGTCTTCGTGCCGTTGACTCGTATGTCATCTTCGAGCGACTTGCCGCTGCTGACTCGATTCGTCTCGTGCGGCACTGCTGATCGAGCTGCGTCTGCGACGGGCGTGGCGATGCGTATGCCCGCCTCGATCAAGTACTTCTGCACTGCGCCAGCTCTCGGGTCGGTGCTGCGTGTCAGATCACGCATGAGCGCAGACAGTCCGACGACGCCGACGACGGGCGTCTCGCCTGCCATCAGGGCGCTTTGCCAGCAGTCCAGGCAGAGCCGTCCCAGTGCGCTGCCAAGAGGTCGGCAGTGATGACGTACTGATTACTGGCCCACGCGGTAGCCGGTGACGCTGTGACGCCCGTGAGAGCTGCCACGTTCGCAGGCGTGATCGCACCCGAGGGCGTGAAAAACCCTGGTGCGCCGCTATTCGCCCCGGTGGCGGGGACAGCTCCGCTGTCAACGTCAGGCACGTCGGTCATGTTCCAGTCGATCTGCACCTGCGAAGCTGCGCCCGCATCGCCGGTGATGATGTCGAAGGGCTGCGGGATAGCAAAGCCCGAGATGATGGGATTGCTCGCTGACGGCACTCGTGACGAGTACGGCCTGGCCTTGAAGTTCACTGGCGCACCGTTCGCCACATAAGCGTTGTACGCAGCATTGAGCGTGTCATACACCGCACCCACGTCGAAGCTCTGATAAAAGGTGACCCGCAGATGCCACTTCGTGACGCCGGGATAGTCAGTCTCAGCGCAGAACGTCGTCACCGTCACCGGCTTGTTCTCAGGGCTGACCTCGAGGTGTTGCACCAGGCAGCGCAGGTTGACGCCTCCCAGCTCGAAGTACGCATCATTGAGGATCAGCGGCGACGCAGCTACCGGGGGCGGATCGCTCGCCAGAGCCTCGGGGTGGTTGTCAGTAACGGTCACGGGTGCTCTCCTTCTGTCACATCTGGATTGTCAAGATGACTTCTGCTTGCAAGATGTCGATGCCAGCAACGGTGGTGTTGCGCCAGTTGCGCTCGTTCGTGCAGACGCAGCTCTGCACGGCTCGCCCGAGCGACGGGTCAGGGAAGCTCTCACGCACGAGCGTGATGAGCTGATCGATCACGTCCTCGCCGTCTGCCGCTGCGACGCAGATGATCGAGATCGTCGTCTCATCGATGCCGAACGCGGCAGACGAGTAGCTCACTTCGAGCGGCCGACCGACGACGATGGCCGGGGGGTTGATCGTCTGCGGCGTCTTGTCGAAGACGAATGCTTGATCTCCGACTGTCTGCTGCAGAGCTGCGACGATCGCTTGCACTGCGTTAACCCGGTTCCAGCTCACGCAAAGCCCCACGGCCCGATGCCATCGTACAGAGCAACCACGTCGGGATCGACACGACCGACCCTGACTCCGCCCGCGTCGCCCCACGAGATCGTGCCGTCAACACTGTCTCGCCTCCGGTAGAGGCGAGCTGCGTGCATCAAGCAGGCTTCGTGAGCTGAGTCAGGGAGATCGGTCGTGTCTGCTGGGTACGTCCAGACCCACGTGACTGTGCACGTGCCGTCACCGTTGTCAGTGACGACTCGTGTGCCGCTGAGTCGTCTCATGCCGTAATCAATGGCCGCAGACAGCGCAGTGCCGATGACCTGATCCTCGTTCGGGTCAGGCTGGAGGCGCAGCATCGTGCGCACTTCTGCGAGCTTGGGCCAGGCCGACATCGTTATGCGTACTCGAAGCTCTCGCCTGCAGTGGCGTTGCCGCGCGGGCTCAGCACGACGACGGGCACCGCGCCTGCTGCATGAGCAGGCGTGATGCACGTAACTGTGCTGTCATCGTTGACGAGAAAGCCTGTAGCGGCAGTCCCGCCCACGGTGACGCCCGTCGCGCCGATAAAGCCAGAGCCGCTGATCGTCAGTCCCGTGCCACCGTCAACCGAGCCTGTCGTGGGCGAGATGCTCGTGACAGCGGGAGCCGCCAGCAGTGCGCCCCATTGATCCTTCCGCACGAGCAGCGTCGTGTCGCCGGGGAACCAGCCCCACGTTCCCGGTAGCGCTTTGACGGCCGGGAAGTCGGTAGCAGGGGCGCTGCTCGTCGCAGCACCCCAACTACCAAGCGGCTTGAGTGACCAGCTCACTTCGATGAGCGAGTGCTCGTGCCCGAGCTGCTGCTCGCTGGCGTCACGTCTGCACTCGTCACGCTCTCGGGCTCGGTGTCACCATCGCTGGCCGGTGCATCGATCGAGACTTGATCGAGAGTCGGCATGCCCGCTGGCGGTGTGAGCGGTACGAACGCGCCGGCCGCCAGTGTGCCCCAGGCGACATAGCCGCCATAGGCGACCTGCACGCCCAAGATGCTCGGCTCGATGACGCTCAAGAGGCCGATGACTTCCTCATAGACCTCATACAGAGCTGACGGCCCAACGATGCACGAGCCAGGCGGCAGCGTCGGCACGACGATACGGGGAACCCCGAGCAGGTCACCACGGAAACTCGCCAGCGACGAGGCTCCGATGTCGAAGCTATCCATCGGCGTCTCGACGGTGCCGCTCACGCTGTCAGCAGGCAGCACGACACGAGCAACGTCAACGAGCGAGCCGAGAGCGGCCCACACATCGAGTGAGCACCAGATGCGATCGGGCATCAAGAAGCCTGCTTGATAGCTGTGCATCGCTGCCGTGTAGAGAGCGAGCACCCACCCCTTGAGATCGTTCGTCGCCACCGGGACAGCGGTGCCGGTCGCAGCCGTCTTGAATGCCGCTGACGCTGCCGTCTCGGTCTGAATGGCGTACACGTTCGCAAGGTCTTGGATCAAGATGTCCCATGCGCTCGGGTCCGACCAATCAATCGACTGGCGGCTGATATCTACGGTCCCGCCGTAGGTGCTCTTCGAGAAGTTGACGGGGCTCACGATCATCTTCTGCGACGGGAGCTGCGTCTTCTCGCCGCCTGTCTGCGGTCCCACTGTCGTGTGCTGCGTGATCTTCGGTCGCGAGAACGTCGTGCCGGGGATACCGGCCATCGCTTTACCGCCGCCCACGCTGACGATGAAAGGGCGATTAGCGTCGATCAGGTTGACGACTGACCCGACGATCGGGGTCGGCAGCAGGCCGGGAATGTCGCCCGTCTTTTGGTCAGCCACGACTCGCTGCTGCGTGACTCGTGCGAGAGCTTCCTGATCGATCTGGCCTCTCGTCATGATCCCGGCAGCTCGCAGGTAGTCAACGAGGAAGCCGCCAGCGCTGCGATAGCGCGGCCCGGAATCAATGCCGCCGTCCATGCGTCGGGCGGGGAGGCGATCAGCAGCAGGCATCGAGCGTGGCTCGGGATGCGGCAGCTCAGCGACAGCACTGACGTGCTGCGCCTTGACTCGCTCGTATTCTTCGAGCGGCTCGATCTGCTTGTCAAGCTCTTGTATGCGAGTGCGGGTGTGCTCAAGCACTGCAGTCTCGGCGTCAGTCAAGTCTCTGCCTTCGACTTGATTGAGCACCGACTCGATGGTGGCGCACAGCTCGTTTCGTTCCGCGACGAAACGCTCAAGGACGACGTTGGGCACTTTCTATTCTCCTTGCGACGAATGATCGACAGGGCTAGCTCGGGGCGGGCACCTGACTGCCTCGATCGCTGGCCGCTGAGCTGAGTGCCGGGAGTACCACTGGCGCACTCGGGCTAGGGCCGGGCGTGAGACGGGTCGGTCGCGTTCTCTGCTGCGCGGATGATAAACCTAGAGAGGCGGCTCAGACAAGCATCATTGTGGCGTGCTGAGCAGTGCAACCATTCCCGTCGCCCCTGCTCGATTCATCAGCGCCGTTCCCTCTGTCACCCACACCCCATCACTCGGCACCGTTGCGTCTCGCTGAGCGATGAGCAGCAGCGTCGTCGGGTTGGGCAGGCTCGCCACCACTGGCCCGAGCGTGACTGACGCATCGAGGCCAGGGGCGAGCCCGATCTGAGCTGAGCGCGGCCCGGCGATGTTCATGCCAGCGGGGTTGGTGGCCGTGAACCACACGTCCACTTGATGATCGTTGTCGCCTCGATTGGTGACGGCGACTGTCGCAGTGACGATCGCTTGCCCGGCCGGGAGATCGAGCGAGAGCACCTGCGTCGCCCCTTGGCTTGGGAGCTGCACGTCACCATCGAAGGGCAGCTCTGCAGACAGCACAGACGAGATCGCAGAGACGCCCTGGTCACCCTTGTCGCCCTTGTCGCCCTGTGGCCCAGGCGGGCCAGGATCACCCCTGTCGCCCTTTGGCCCTTGAGGGCCGGGCGGTCCCGGCGTGCTGACTGCAGAGCTGCGTCTCGGGTATCGAATGGGCTCACCGATGTTGAAGCCTGGCCCTGTGCTCAACGGCGCAGCTTCTCAAGCTCCCTGCGCCACGCATCGGCGCGCGACTCTTGTCGTGGGCGGGGACGCTCAGCCGTGCGCACTTGCGTGATCTCTGCCGAGCTGAATGCGGGCGTGGGCGTCAAGCTGACTTCGAGCAGTCGAGACTCAACACGAGTCACGCGGTCCATGTGATCCGGCCCGAGGTCGGGATTGAAGTCGTCAACGTACTCCCAGCGACTCTTGATCGGTGAGAAGCCGATCGAGAGATAGCCGAGATCGCCCGACTCTGCGAGCTTCGCTGCTTGCTGTGCGTCGCTCGTGTCATTGAGACGCCAGACGCCGTGCAGCCCGTCGTCAGCGCTGTCCCACTGATCAGAGACGCCGATCGGCCAGGAGCGATTGTTGTGAAAGAGCAGCAGCGGCAGCTTCGCTGCAGCCTGCTTGACGGTGACATCGAGCGAGCCTTGCTCGTGCTGCTCAAGGAACCAGCCGATGTCGGCCCATTCGTCGTACGGCACAGCTCGACCCTCCAAGTAGCGGTAAGGCTTGCCGACGAGCTGCGTGTCACGTAGCTGCATCGGGGCCTCATACAGACGACTCTCGGGGATATTCACGGCTCTCCTTGATCTCCTTCCAGCTCTGACTCTGATTGCTCAGGCTCTTCGAGAACCTTGAGCGGCACTGAGCCGCCGCCCGCGATGATCGGCAGCCCTAGATACGCCTGCGCTTGTGCGGGTGTGATGATGCCCGCAGCGACGAGCGTGCTGAGCGCAGTCGCAGTCGTCGCCAGATCTTCCCGCAAGAGCTGGTTGCGATCGAAGCGTACGAAGGTGCCGCGCGGCAACCAAGCGTCTGACCACACGTCCTCGAAGTCAGCGAGCACCGGCTCAAGAGACGTGCGAAGCACTTGCTGATATTGCGGCGCTGCTGTGCGATACGTCATGCCCGAGACGGGAGCGCCGAGCCAGTAGCCATCGAGGTTGAAGATGTTTGCCACATCGAGCAGCGACATCTTGCGAGCCTCGATGAGCTGCGTATCGCTGGGCGACCAGGCGAGCGGGATCACTTGCGTGCCGCTGGGCAGGATGACGGGCTCTCGTGTCGGCCCGCCGAGCGTCTCGACCCATCGATCCTTGGCCTCTTGCGCCACGTCCTTGTTGAGCATCGCTTGCGGCGTGATCACTGCGACTGACGGCACAGCAGAGCCCAGCAACGTATTTCTTTCATACGATTCTTCCATCGCCACTCGATCGAGCGTGCCGAGATATTCCTCTACCACTCCGACGCCTCTGACGGGGTACATGCGATCAGCTCCCCGCCGAACGTGGATCACGTTGTCGATGTTGAGCTTCGTGCCCACGTAGTAGTAGCTCACGTCATTCTCGCCGCCTGCGTAGCTGTCCCACACGATGTAGCACCACGTGGCCGGGAGCCACGTCACCGTCTGCGGCCAGCCGTCAGCGCCCCTGCTCGTGATGTAACAGATCGCATTGCCGTTGAGCAGGTAGTCCTCCACGCTGACGTGCACGAACCACGAGCGAGCACGCAGCGGGTCGGGGCGAGACAGCAGCCGAGGGCGGGGGAGCGGTTGCGTGCCGCGCCAGGCGTCGATCGGCATCTGCTTCGTCAGCCCGGAGAAGAGCTGCAGCGCTCTGCCTACGGCCGGGACGCGACGAGCTGACTGCGTGTCGAAGACGAAGGGGCCTTGCATGCCGAACGGATCGCCAGCGTTGATGATCGCCCCATCTCGGGTGAGGCGATGTCGTGCGTTCGGCACAGACGGCACGAGCTGCGCAGGAGACACCATAGGACTCATCTCGAATGCAAGTATGCACCTGTTAGCGCTGTGCAGCTAGGACGCTCTCAGAGCTGCTGTGCGCTCGCAGACTCATAAGCAGCGCTCGAAGCAGCTTGGGGCGCTCACACGAGCTGCCAGCATGCTCTCAGAAGATCGTGAAGTCACCCTGTCCCAAGAGTGTCAGCCCGTGGCGAGCGAGCGTCGCTGCGACGAGGGGCGAGACATCGCCGCCCTCTCGCCTGGCCCACGCCCACGTGTCACCGATCTGACGCTTGCGAGCGCAGGCGACAGCAGCATCGAGGGGCGGCTGGCCTCGATGATGCACCGTGCCGTCCACGATGGCGTCATAGAACGAGCCGCACGCCCCGCAGTACTCCCCTGTGTCGGTCACCTTGACGGGGAGCCCGAGCGTCTCCAGCTCAGGGGCGAGCTTGCCCGCAGGGCTCGCTCGATCCACGACGATCGTCAGCGGTCGCCACTTCTGTGCCAGCTCTGCCAGGCGTGTCACGAGCCAGCTCACGCCCTGACGATGCTCGATGACTTCGACAGCAGTGTGACCGTCACCGGCCCAGCCGCAAGCGGCGATCGAGGCATAGCTGCGATCGGGCGTCGCATCTGCTGCGAGCACCATCTGCGCCCCGATCGAGAGCGAGTCATTGCGCAGTCTCGGCCAGAGGCCGGGCTCGATGACGGGACGCCCGCCGCTCGTGCGCTGATTGAGGTAGCCGCGCCGGAAGTCAGCTTCGGGCATCGAGGCGGCGTCTGTCGCCACTGTCTCGACATCGACTGTGCGACCGAGTGCAGGCATGCACTGCCACCACGTCTGCTCGTCGTACGGGTCAGCTTCGTCGGGCGCAGACCACTCGAAGTAGGCGACGCCCTTGCGCTCGCTCGGGTCGATGAGCTGCGCCTCGACTCGTGCCCGGCCGTCGTCAACACGGTCGTTCCACGGCACGCTGTCTTCGGTGCCCATCGTTGACAGCCACCACTCTTGAGCGAGCCGTCTCGTCATCATGGCTGGTCGGAAGGCGGCAGCGAGTCGCTCGTCACGCTGCGCCCACGCTTCATCAACGATGGCGAGATCGAGCGTCGGGCCGTGGCCGCTCGTCTCGCCTGACGCTGTGATGCCGACGACAGAGCCCGTCGCTTTCCAGACGGTGCGCTCCATGCCGGTCTGACGACGCTGCACGAACTGCTTGCGCAGCACAGTGCGGCGCAGCTCTTCTGTCTGCTCTTCCCACTTCTCGCGCGAGTGGTTGCGATCTTGAGCGGTGTAGAGGGTGTGCTGCAGCTCGCCCCAGTTGAGCGAGCGATCGATCTCAATCACCAGCACGATCGTCGTCTTGCCGCTCTGACGTGGCACTGCGACTCGGACGACTCGATAGGCGGGGACGCCACCGGGCAGCAGCTCGTATGCGACGTTGACGACTTGAATCTGCCAGGGCATGAGCGGCTTGCCGACTGCTTGTGCAATGCGTGCAACGCGTGCCCCGTATGTCTTGCGCTCAGGACTCCGTGGCGTCGCCCATCTCGGTAGACATAGCGGTAATGAAGTCGCTGAGAGATGCTCCGTCGTTGTCGTCGTCAATCGTGCCTCTCAAGAGCCGCAGAGCTGCGAGCTGCGCTCGTGCCAGGTTCGCCATCTGTGCCGGGTATGTCTCAGGGTCCACACGGTCGAGCGCTTCTGCGAGCGTACGTGTCAGCGCGACTGTCGCTGCGTCGATGGGATCGATCCGCCCTACTGCCTTCAAGCTCTTGAGCGTGCGCTCAGTCGCAACCTGATTGCGATGCTTCATCGACCTCGAAGCAGACTGCTGCGCAGGCAGCGACGGATCGACTCCGATGCCGAGGGAGCGAGCGAGCTGACGAGCTGCGTTGGCGTTGCTGAGCTTGATGCGATGCAGCGGCGACGGGATCAGGCCACCGTTGGGGCCTCGCACGAGCTGGCCGGTCTTGTCGAGCGACTGCTGCGCTGAGAGGTAGTCGCTCATCGTGCAGCAGTACACGGCGAACTGGTCGAGATCTGCGCCCAGCGGCAGCTCGGGCTCGGTCTTGAGCCACACGTCACGAGCTGACTCGCTGAGCCAATCGGGCGGGCTGCGCAGCTCACGATTCGACGGCATCGCATCGATTATGGGCGCATCTGAGTGAAAGCGTCAACGATGCTCGCAATCGCC